TTTGTCACGGGAAAGTCCAAGTGGACGGCCCACCGCCCGAGCTGGTTGCCCAGCGTCTTAGGCGATGAGTAGACCACATCTGCTACTTTCTGTGAATATGGCATAAGGCAATGCGGGGTCGCCCCCGCCCCGGCTGGTTACTCGTCGTCCCATTCAGCCGCCAGCTGTGACAGGGGGCTTTTCTTGGGGGCAGCAGCTTTGCTGGATGTCTTACGCACTTCAGGCTCGGAATCGTCCTCGTCATCTGACTCAACCACAGGCGCAGCCTTGGCTGGTTTTTTGCCCTCTAGCTTGGGAGCGTCGGGTACGGTAACGGTGTCGCCCTGGTAGGCGGTCATCATGACCATCTTCTTGGCAGCGTCGGTAGAACCCTGCTTGGAAGCAACCGCATACTCCGCGTCGTCCAAAAAGCGCACCGGCTTAAAGAACAACTTGGGCGACTGGGCAGACGTATCGAAACGCATCTGCGTTACCACCTCGTTGATCTCGATGCCGTTACCCGCCAAGTACTTGGCGTAGGCACGCAGGGGCAGCTTGTCGCCCTCGCCTTTACCAAACAACGAAGCGCCCGGGACAATCATCTGCATGACGTCGCCGTCCATGTTGTCGGGCAGGGTCACAGCGATGCGCTGCTCAAACCGGCACTTGCGGCTGTTGCCAGCACCCGAGCCAGCCACGTTGTGTGGGCACTCGGCACAGTTGCTTGACTGCGGCGACTCGATAGAGGCGTCGGGCTTATCGCCGTCGTTAGACCAGCAGTCCGGGCCACTAGGGGCAGCGTTGGCGTCATACGCGCCGAGATACAACTTACGCCCGACCTTGGGGGCGGCGTTGACGATAACCACGTCGAGGTGTCTGTCCTCGATGGCACCGATTTCTTTGCTACCGGCTTGCAAGCGAAACACACCGCCACGGATGGAGATGCGCTTGGTCGCAGCACCGCCGGTGCCACCACCAGCCAGCGACCGGGTTAACTCAGATGCGCCACCTTCGCGCTCGCGGATACGAGCAGGTAGCTTCGTGGGATTGAATTCAACAATGTTACCCATAATGAAAAAACTCCTAAGAGGGTTTGCGTACCGAAACTGAATACTCCGCATTGGAGTTCAAACCCGGAGGTACGAGCCCGGGATTTTCTTCTAGCCACCGCCGCATGTTGGTCTGCGATATGCGATGCTCCAGCAGGTCGATGGCTTCGTTCTCAACCATAAAGGTCTTGAAGCTGTCCCAGTCGTTGGTGGAGTATCGGCGCATCGTACTCAACGTAACGGTGCCGTTTGGCGTGCGCACAGAGGTCGTGCCCAGCGTCAACATTTGGTCTTTGATGGCTTGCTTGACCGCCTCGTGCTGCTCTTTGATCGGCAGCAACGCGGCTTCGTGGTCGCGCTCCATCTTCTGAATGTGGTCGCGCATCTTGCGGTAGATACGAACCAGTTTGTCTAGAGGCAGCGGGGCCTCGGTGTTTTCAATGTCGTCCATTGGCTTAGTCCTTTTTGTCTATTGTTTGACAATTATAAGGGGTTTGCGTTTTGGGTGCAACCCTTTTTTTATTCAGAAATCTCACTCTCAAACATGCTGGTCAGTAGGTGGTTGTCTTCTACCCGAGCCGTCAGCGCCTTGAACATTTTACGCTCGATGGGGCTGCTTTGGATATGGACAACGGTTACTTTATCAGAATCCTGCCCCTTGCGGTCAGCCCGGGCTATCGACTGAATGTACTGCTCCACACTCATCAGGGGGCCGTAGAACACCACGGTGTCGGCGGCTGTTAGGGTAATCCCGTGGGCAGACGCCTGTGGCTGCATGACCAGCACCTGTGGGTTTGGCTCGGTCTGGAAGCTCCTGATAATCAGGTTACGCTTAGACGCCCCGATGCCGCCGTGAATCTGTGCCACGTTGTAGCCAGCCGAGGTTAGCGACTCTGTGATTGTCTCGATGGCTGAGCGAAACAGGGCAAATATCAGAACCTTGCGGCTGGTCTCGACCAGAATCTCGCGCAGCACCGACAGCCTTGGGCTGGCGTCAAACTCCACAACCTCTTTGTCGTCGGTGTAGGCAGCACCGCAGCTTATCTGTAGCAGCTTGTTGAGCGCCGTGGCTGCGTTGACTGCCGTGATGGTCTCGCCTGCGGCTTGCACCACCATCTGCTCCTTGAGCAGGTTGTAGTATTTCTTCTGCTGCGGCGACATCTCGACCTCACGCGTCGTGGTCAGAACCGGTGGTAGGTCAAGACATTGGTCTTTGGTAAACCTGATGGACGGCTGCAGCGCTTCGTGCACCTGCTCTTTGGCGTTTTCTTTTGGCACCCACTTGAACTGGGTCGCCTTGTACATCACCTTGTCACGCCAGCCCGTCATGAACCGAGGCACGCCCGTGGGGTTAACCAGCCTAGCCAAGCCGTAGGCATCGACAGGCGACTGCGCTGCCGGTGTACCCGTCATCATCCACAGGTGGGTGTCTGCCCTTACGATTTTGTTTAGGGCCTTCCAGCGATTGGTCTGGACGTTCTTGTAGGCGTTGGCTTCGTCCACCACGATAAGGTCGAACCTACCATCGGCGTTGATCTCGTCTGCCATCAAAGCCAAGCCTTCGTAGTTGGTGATGACAATCTCGTAGTCGCTCTGAATCATCTCGATGCGACGGGCTGCTTGATGGTGGTGCGCCACGATACACGAGCGATGAATAACGCTGTTGGCGATGTCACCCATCCACGCCGAGAACATAATCGACAGCGGGCACAGCACCAGCATCCTGCGCACCTCGCCACGCTTCATCAGATAGTCAGCCGCCCACAACGCCGATAGTGTCTTGCCGGTGCCGGGGTCGTTGAACACAAAAGCCCTGCGGTGCAGGGTCAGAAACGCCGCAGTATCGACTTGGTGCGCCATAGGCTTGAACCGCCCGGGCCAGTCGTAGCGCTTGATGATGGGGGACGGTACGTTTTTGACGCCGAGATTCTTGAGCACCCGGGCTTCGTCTAGCCCCCAGTAAACCGCTACGCGATGCTTATCCCCTGCGCTCTCAAGCACCTTGCTCTTGGGGATGATGTTGTACTTGCTTGGGTTTCGGGTGGTGATAACGATTGTTTTGTCTTCTAGTATTTCCATTGCTTAGTCTCTTGTTGTTATGCTTTGCCGTTATCGCTTCGGTTAGCGCGTCGCGCTCGCAGTCGCATGTTGCCTGGAGTCGACTTGCCGCCTTTACGAATTGGCGTCTTGTGGTCAATGTCTTCGCCTGCACGCTTGATCCCAGCCTTATCGTAGGCGCGACGTCCGCGCTGCCGTTCGAGCTGGTCTTTGGTTTCGCCGCTGGCTTTCTGTAATTTGTATGCGTGTTTGTAGTCACGCTTGCCGTTCGTTTGTGTCATGACTATTTCCTCTTTTTGTTGAACTCGCAGCCGGTGCATGGGCACCAACCGCACAAAGGGTTTTGCGTGGGGTTCCAAACGTCGTTGGCTACGCACGCTTCGATTTTTGCCACCCGCTCCCGATAGTCTTGCCAACCAGTGTCAAACTGTTCGACGTACATCTTGACCTTAACCATATCTTCTTTGACCACAAACAGCAAGGCTGAGTTAACTTTGCGGATGTGTGGGTAGTTGGCAAAGACCATGAGGGACATCAGCTTGAGCTGGTCGCGGTCGGGGTACTTGTTGTTACCTGTCTTGTAGTCGACCACCCACGCCGTGAAATTGTCGTCGTCGAGGATGAGCAAGTCGGCAATGCCCCGCACCCATACGTCCTTGGCAAACCAGTCGGTCGGCTTCAGGTCGATAGTAAGCGCCATCTTTTGCTCGGCTAGTTTGCGTCCGGGCTTAGCCACAAGGGCGTCGATGGTTGGCTTAACAAACTCAAACTGCGGGGGCAGAGGCTTGCCCTCGGCTACATACAACTCAGCGGCTTTGTGCAGCTCGTTGCCGTAGCGTATGGCTTCTGTCTCCTCGAAAGGGTGCAGTTTCAGCACCCGCGTTTGATGGTATTTGCGTGGGCAGTTCTCAAAATCTTTGAGTGCCGAGTGGCTCCAGACTACATGGTCAGGCATTAGAACCTCGCTAGGTCGATGGCTTTGCGTAGACGATATGCAAACTTGGTTACGAACCGTTCATCACGCGACAGCTTCGACCCCATGTCGTACAGAATAGCGTGCGTCAACTCGTGCCAAAACGTCTCGCTGCGCTGCACTTTGGTAAACGGCTTACCCGTTCGGCTGCTGTGTGTTGCGATACGAATCGTTTGGTTGGCATAGTCACAATCCCCCATCACGCCGTAGCGGTACATGAGCTTGGGCTGCTCCACTTTGTACCATTGCCTGCCGATGGGCACTTTCTTTGGTAGCTGCATTGCTTAGTCCTTTCTAGTTTTTAGCTAACCCATAACGCCTATGGGCACCGACATCAGCCTCGAGCGGTATGCCCGGCATGTATGAAGGCTCCATAGTCATCTGCGCCAAAACCCAAGTTTTAGCGCTCTCCACCTCGTCATCCGGCACGACAACAATTTGTTCATCGTGCACCGTACCAGCGACGAAATACCGTTTCTGTGTACGTAGCATCCCATCAGTCATCACGATGCGGGCGGTGCCCTGTGTGATGTTGTTGACGATCTTGCCAGCGTACAGTTTAGTCTTTTCTGGGCCGTATGTCCACTGCACACGCCCCTTGGCATCTTTCTCCGGGGTCAAGTCAGGATAGAGCAGGCTCATGCCATTTGGTAGTACGATTTGCTCTTTCTTGAAAGTCAGGCACTTGTGGGTGTACTCCTTGCCACCATACAAGCTGCGCTCGATTAGCGACCCGCACAGGTTCCACAGCCCCACCACCGGCCATGCCGTGGCGCGGTACTTGTCCACGATAACCTTGGTGGCTATACAGTGGATGACCAGCTCCTCGTCCGTACACAGGTGGGGTATCGCCTCTAGGCGCTTGATGTTCTCGTCCCAGTCGATAAAACGTGTAAGCATCTCGCCTGTGACACCCAGCTGCTTGGCAAACGCCTTGTCGTACAGCACCGGCGGTGCGCCCAGAAACCCGGTCAGGAGCTGCGCAGCGAACGACGACCAACCCATCCCGTACCCGCACCCCAATAACGCCGACTTAGCCGACTGTCGCAGGTCTGGGTGGCTCTCCTTGGACAGCCCCGGGATGTTAAACATCTGCGCCCCGAACGCAGCGTAAGGGTCACCACCACCTGTAAATATGTCCAGCATATCCTGGTAGTCAGCCAGCCACGCCAGCACCCTCGGCTCGATCTGCGACAAGTCACCCACCACAAGCTGGCTACCCTTGGGTGCCATGATGGCCTTGCGTAGGAACGACCCGCGCTTTAGGTTCTGCATGTTGATGGCGCTGCCCTTGGCAGCAGCCCAGCGTCCCGACTTGGCCCCGTAGTACGACAGAGGCACCGGCAGCTTGCCCCGCTCGGCAATATCTAAGAATCGCTGCGCCCGTGTACGCTCGGTGGTCGACTTAACTGCCAACCGCGCCTCGCACAACAAGGACACATCGTCGTTGTCGCCATTGATCAGGGCTTGAAACAACGCGTCGTTCTTGGCAAATGCGTATGTCTCGCCCTCACCCTTTGGGTTTGTCTTACTCGGTCGCTTCTTTTTCATCGGCGGCTCGACCCCCATCGCTCGCAGCACCTCAGCAAACTTGGGGTTACTGGCTAGCTGCTCCTCGGTCAGGTCAAGACGCTCCAGCAGTCGCTCTCTGCGCTCGCGCTCCTCCACCAACGCAGCGGTCAGCATGTCGGGGTCTAGCTCCAGCTCGGGGTAGCAGAACATCTTGAGCGTCATGTCGATAAGGCGCAGCTCGCTCTTGGGGAACCCCTGCGCCAGCCGCTCGAACACCTGCTCGCAAAGAAACACATCGTGGGCACAGTAGGCAGCTAGCTCGGCCTCAATCTCTGGCGTCAGCTTCTTGAGCATGCCGTTGGTCGAGTGCACGGCTGCACCCTTGGCAGGTAACTCAAACTCTGCTGCCAGCTTGGCTAGGCTGTTGCCGACCTCTACCCCACGCAGGGCACGCGCCATCGAGAGCGAGTCAAAGATAAAGCACGGCTTGGCTCCGTATATCCACGCCAGTATCGCCACGTCAAACTGCGCGTTGTGGGCGATGACGGCTGTCTTGCTCCAGTCCACGCTATCTACCCACGGCTGTATCTCATCTGTGCTGAGCCAACGCGGCTCTTGGTCTGTGCCTGCCTCTTTGTAGCAAAGCCCCCATGCCTTGAAGCGGGGGTCACGTATGTACGACTCGGTTGTCATCTTCGATAGGGTGTAGTCCTTGCTCGACCACGCCGTCTCAAAGTCAACCACATAAACAGTCTCAAACATAAATCACCTTTTTATCCATAACAAGTACTCCTCTACTTCGTGAATGTTGGTTTCGTTAATGACGAATGTTTTGCCTAGAGCTGCGCGGATTTTTTCCATCTCCATCTCTTGTAGCGCCGTAGGCTTGTTGCTCCCTGCTTTGCACTCAATACCAATAAATCTACTATCAAAGCATACGATGATGTCGGGTATGCCTGACCGACCGAAGCCCCCCGTGACTGGGTAGAAGTAGTAAGCGCCGTGTTTCTTTAGTATCTCCACGACTTTTTGCTTGACTTTTTTCTCTGGTGTTGCTGCCACGTTGACTCCATAAATTAGGTAGGGGGGAGATGCAGATTGCGCGCCCCCCTGGTTCGCGCTGAGGAGGTTTGTAACTCGGGTACAACTCATGGCTAGTGCTGTTACAAACACACAGCCCAAGTTCACATCTGCAAGGATTCCTTGGGTGCGTACAGACCGGGTACAACTAGCCCCCGCCCAACGAAGATTAAATTTTTACTTTATACGGCACGCCGCTTACGTTTACGCCTTCGTCGGCTTCTAACTTATCAATCATACGATCAAGATACCAGCGTGCTTTTTTGGCGTCTTCTAGGGGCTTGCCCTTTAAGAACATCCGCAGCAGGTACTTTAGCGACTGCCACAACAGCGCCCCAATGACAGCGTTGGGGGCGTGGGCTACCGCATCTTCTATGACATCTATCGCCTCAAACTTACCCGCCGTGTAGTGGGCGGGGTGGTTAACCATGTCGGCGTGTGTTATGCCGTTAAAGTTGTCCATCAGAATAAAGCCTCTGGTAGTTGCTCAAGCGTGTCCGTTTGTGTACGCCGTTCCATCCGAGCGTAGGCCCTGTCGAAGGACTTTAGCTCCTCGGGTGTCCGACTCCCGAACGGCCATAGTGGACAGCTCGAATATTTTATCGACTGCGATTCTAAGGTCGGCTTCTTTTTCGAACGTCTGCCCGATTTGGGATACGGCTCGGACGTGCTCAAGGGCGTGCTTGAGTCCGAGGTATTCGTCTGCGACAAAGTTAAGGGAGTCTTTGAGCGCTTTGATTTCATGTTGCAGGTCTCCTACAAGTAAGTCTAGTTCTCTTGTGTCGTCAGTCATGTGACATCTCCAGTTGTTGCTTAGCGGCTTTGTCTCGTGCCCGCTTTGCCGCCATCAAATCTTTCTTTGGGATGCTGCTGCGCGGCGTGTCGGGTTCGTTACCCACCATGTAAAAGGGTGTCACGTCGCGCCCCCTGGTGTCTTTTAACCACTTGGCTATAAATACTTCACCTTGTAGGTGCATACTTTTTATGACTTTCCTGACTGTTGCCACGTGAGTTTTTATCTCTTGGGCTAGCTGATGCTGCGTCTTTGGCTCAACCAGCAAGGTTTTTATCTGATCTTGTACGCCGGGTTTCATTCGTTGCCCCTTTCTGTGAATTGATTGTCGCCGCGCTTTGGTTTGTAAACGCGCTCTTGGGTAGAAAACTTGTGCTCGCTAGAGCACTCGTACCTGCGGTATTTCCACACGTCCGTATCGTTTTGGCGCTTGCGCACCTCTAGGCACTTGGCTAACTTGCCGCACTCAGGACACGGGAAAAACGCTACTGCTAAAGACGCCAATTAAAAACTCCTCGATAAAAAGCCCCACGCCAAGCCAGCGATGTACGCTGGCAGCGACACCCAAACGCCAAGCACTATACCCAGCTTTATACAAGCCCAAGTCTGCTCAGCAACATCTATCATGCTTACGCCACGCCCACGTGGCTTAGGTAAATCACTCATCATACTCATCTCCTTCTGTTTCACTTTCATACAAACTAGCTAAATCCAACACGCAGTCACAATAGTGCTTGATTACCGACTCTGTTTTTACGTGGTTAGATAGCGTAGCCCGGGCCAGCGCATTGACTAGAGCGTTTAGTTGCTCGTCGCCGCTGCCTGTGACACTCATGGCAAGCTGCACCTTACGCACGAGCGATTCTTTTTCTTTGGTCACATCAGCACCGCCCATCTATATCTTCGCCAGTAGTGGCACGGCGTTCTTCTTGGCGCACGTAGTCAACCAATCGCATCAAGGCTTCGTAGTGCGCGGCGTCTTTGAGCATCCAGCCTAGCCCACCAACGTGGGCGGCACGGGCGTAAATACTCTTTGGATCAACCTTGGGCGCGTAGGGTTCAATCATTTTCTACCTCCAACTTAGCCTCGTACTCGTCCCAAACTTCGCATAGCAAATCGGCGGCTTGGTTCATTTTGTGGATAAGCGCCCGGTGTCTATCTTCATCCAGCGTTTCGGCGTAGCCACGTAACCATGCGCTTGTGGTCAGGAATTGCACCTTTTTAGCGTCAGTCATGTTCATACTGCACCTCCAGTTAAAGCCGCTTGAATCTGCCGTATTTTCTTACGGCGTCGGTATGCTTGGGTTCGCTCCAGCTGGGTCATATGTGGTGGTCGCTTGGCATCACGCCCATCGCCTAACTTGTACACGGGAATCATGTTGCACCCACGAGAATCACGCTCCCAGCCCTGTACGTACACAATTCTCTGTGCCCGCATCATCCGCGTCCAGCGGTAGATAGTGTTGTGGTGCAAGCCGCTAGCCTGCTCCAACTCAGCCTTGGTCGCACCCTCGTACAACTCTTTAATCATTGCGATTAGCGCACGGGTTTTTATTTGGTTTCTCATGCCGCATCTCCTTTCTTTAAGTCGTCGTAAGCAGGGCACCATGTGTCGGGCATGGTAACGTCATCCACAAGCACGCAAGTCTCGGCTATCAACTCAGCCGATGACTCACCATACGGCACGTAACTCATGTGGGTCTGCTTGTACTCGCACTCGTCGCAATAGTTCCCCTTCTGTCCCTGCCAGACAGCTAGTATGTCGAAGTCCATAGCAGCCCCCTAGATAGTCAGCCACGTATAGAGCAGCATGCCGCCCGTCATGGCAAGTATCAGTAGGCACAGCCCGTTGAGCAGTTTCTCAGTGAGCGTGGACTTGGGGAAGTCCGAGTCGGTCGTGTCAACAAAATAAAGTTCGCCGGGTTGACACTGGTCGGCTTTGGTCTTGTCTGTCATTGCTTTCTCCTAGGTTGATACAGGGGGCACCATGCCCCCTGCTGGTTCGCACAAATTTAGCCAAACAATTTCTTGAGCTCTAGATACACCTCCTTGGCCACAGGGGCTGGCATGGTGCTCACAATTTGCCTAGCGTTGAGTAAATTTACGCTGTCGGCACGGCTGGCCACCATCGGCTTGACCGGCTCTTTGCGATTCGCTGGCTTCTTGGCTTGGCTCTTGCCATCTATGCGCGTACGCAACTTGCCTATGTTGAATCTAGCCAGCACCGCCTCGTAGGTATTCACACCGCCCATACCAGACACTCGGGTCGCCTTGATGAACCCCGCACTAAGCAGTCGGCTAAGCGACGGGCTGGTCTCGAACCCAAGCAAATCGCTGTAGTCCTTGGACTTGCCACCCGGGTTGGCTTTGACTGCGTAGAACACAATCTCCTCCTTGCGCCGTGTTTTGGTGGCGTCGGCTAACTCAGGGACAGGGGCGAAAATTTGAAGTGAATTGTCCATAGTCTTAGTTTCCTTTTGGTCAGACATTTTGGTTGAAAGAACTTGTTGATTGAGCGCGTCTTCGAAGGCCGCACGCATTGCCGTTTTGTTGGATTGCATAGTGTTACTCCATATGAATTATTTGTTGATGGTAACAAGCCCTTGCGGGCGTGTCAAGCGTTAGATAATTGTCA